TCCTGATACAGAAATACCTGTGCCTGCAACGGCTGAAGTAACACCCGTGTTATTAATGGTTAATGTTCCTGAACCTGTAGTTGTGCTAATGCCCGTACCTGTACCTAATGAGGCTACAGTGTAGTTGGTACCATTACCAATTAATAACTGCCCATTTGTTGGAGTAGTCGTAACTCCGGTACCACCTGCCGCTGTAGGCAATGTTCCACTTGCTAATACTGAAGTTGATGTTGAATAAAGAGCATTTGTACCGGAAGCAAATGTAGTTAACCCTGTTCCACCATAACCTGTACCAATTGTGTTTCCATTCCAAGTTGCGCCTGTAATAGAACCTGTGTAATTTAAAGTAGATGTACCCCATGTTGTATTGGACGAAGCAAAAACACGAATACCCCAAGTACCTGCACTTGTGGAGTTTGATGTACATAAAAATTGTGCAGCACCGCCCGGTGTAATTGTTTCTAATAAAGTACCTGCATTGTCATATACAGTTACGTTTGCACTTGAAGCATTTGATATGGTATAAAACGTACCTTTGAGTAAAGTCGTTGCTTGTGGTAAGTTAATTCTTTGAGCAATTGAACCAGTAATAGCTTGAACTTGTGTAGAGCTTGATACTAATGATAATGCTGTAGAAGATGATATAGTTGCAGTAAATCCAACTATTGCGTTATTAACTGCTACGTTTCCAATACCCGGATCTCCAAGACCTCCAAATGATGCTCCACCAGTAGCAAACAATGTCATTGAATCCGATGTTGCGGAAGAAGCGTTTTGTACAAAATGGATTGCGTTGGATGTCCATGTAGATAAAACTAAATCAGAACCATATGCTTGTAAAAAAGAATTATTTGGTTGATTTAATGCATTGTTTTGGTACCCCGCTGCTGAATAACTATACAAGGAACTATTTGTTCCCACCTCCATATAAATGGTAGTGTAGTTGTTTGCGCCTGTAACAATCGAAGAATATGCCGTATTACTTGTATTATTTGTATTAACAAGATATAGATTACTTGATAAAGTATCAGCACCAGCAAACACAGCAATCTGTCCAGTTAAAGACTGACTGTATGTATTATCACCTACGTTTAATTTACCAACCGATGTAGTAGTGTTAGGTGCATAAGTAATATTTACGTTACCGTTTGCGTCTTGGTTTACAGATTTCTCAGCAGGGTATGTAATAAATACAGTAGATATACCTGTTAAGTTTATCGGTGATGTATTGCCGCTAGAGTTTGAATAAACAGTAGTTCTAGTTAAAGTAGGTCCTGTAGTTGAATATGTACCAAGACCAACTTCCCATGCTGTACCACTAACAATAGTGTAGAAAGTAGTATTTCCGTTGCCGACTACGGCAAAAGATTGGTATCCAGCTACTGCTCCAGCAAGGGTTATTGCCCCTGTACCTGTGGTAGCCGTAGTCTCTTGGACTCGGTCATAAACTACTAGAGCCATTTAGGACTCCTTAGCTTGTAGCGGTTGTGCTATATGTTACTGAAACTGTATCGCCAGCTGTTGTTGTTTTAGCAGTTGCAAAGTTACCTTCGGAATATAAAACACCCGCTGTACTAGATTGTGTACTTACAGCACCTGATCCTGTTACCAAGAAGCATCCATAAACTGTACCACCAGCGCCTGTAATTGTATAAGTAATTGCAGATGCAGTTGATGTTGTTACATTAGATGGTGTAGTTCCTGATGAAGTAGATGCAGCAAATACTGCTGTTCCACGTACTGCTGAACCACCAACTGTGTAGTTAATAAATTCTGTCCATGTATGAGATGCCATTGTATCGGCAGCAGCAAATGTTGTTGAGTTACCGATCAAACCTAAGAATGGTCCAACAACGGTATATGCAGAGCCTCTTAATAATGTATCAAGCATTAACTGTTTACCAACAGCAACTACTAAGTTAGGAAACTTTTCTTCCCACTTTAAGTTACCATCTACATCACGGCATTCAACATGGTAATGTCCATCTACCCCCATACCTTCCGGAATAGCTACATTTGCTTGTAATGTTGCTACAGCGTTATCACCGCAGCTTGCTAATTCATTTTGCATAATCTCTCCTAATCTGGACTGCTATAGTTAATACTACTTGTATTAGTTCCAATGGTTAATATCGCACTGTTGTATGCTGCTGTCGGAAACTGTACAGTAAAGCTCGTAGTACAAATTTTATCTGACCCAAAATTCAACACAAAACACGCTGCTCCTGTAGTTGCATTGTATACCAACGCACCTCGTGCAGTAAAGCTTGCGGGACTCCAAACTGCATTATTAAATGATACATAAGTTACATTGTATTGTGAATTTTGTGTTGGGTGTGTAGATATTGTTAAAGTCTGTCCACTAGCTGTATACCCTGTACCTACAACTTCATTTACGCTTGAGTAAGTAGTAGTCTGTTGCCCTAGATTTGCATTAGCATTATATAAAGCAATTTTATACGTATAAGGTGTACCAACAGCAAAGTTCTCTAATCCACTTAGTAAGTTTTGTTGAAAGACAGTACAGGACGTTTGGGTAATCATACGATAACATTACCTCTAAGATTAGTGTTAAGTTTAGTTTGTCCATCTCTGTAAGCATCGCCACGTTCAAGACCATTACCAAGACGGATAGCTAATTGAAGAGCCTCTTTATATTTATCTTCATAATAAGTAACCATATCTTGTTCTTGTTTCATAAATAACATAGCTTCACGCATAGAACCGTATAAAAGAACAGGATCAAAATTATCGCCAAGCCATGATGTACCAGTAGAATTATTTACCGCAGTTATAGGAATAGAAAAACCAACACCAGATGAACCTATATAACCACTAGCTGCAGTTAATGTTTCGTTATTAGCGTAAAATTGTCCGCCATTAGTTAATGTAACTGAACTTACTTGTCCGCTACTATTAACAGTAATATTTGCAGTTGCGCTACTACCAGCTCCAACATTTGTACCTGAATAAACTAATGGTACTTCCACATAATTTCCTGGTGTATATGCGCTACCAGCTGTAATAGCTCCTAATGTAGAAATAATACCTTGCACGATTGAAGGTGGATAATAAAAATAATGTAATTCTGCGCTGTAAGCGGAATCTGGTGTAGGGCCAAGAATCAATGACAATTCATTGATGTTTGAATATTGGCTACCAAATAAAGCATAATATTTTGGAGTTCCTGTTTGGCTTGGATCTGGATATAGCTGACGTATAAAGTTAACGTCTTTGTTAAGCAGATAAGTATAAGGAACTGTGTAAATTGACCCTGTAGATTGATACAAGGCTAAAGAATATGTCGATATATAATCGTTTGGTAAAGATAAATAAGGATTAGTTGCAGTTAAAGATCCAGTTACATTTTTGCGCAAAGACGGAAATTGAACAGAGTTATAAACTCTCTCTTCACACTGCTGAACAAACGTAGGAATATTAGCTACAAATAATGATTCCGTATTTTCAGAGTAGTCTTGTATTGCTTGATATAACTGGACGTAGTTCATTACTGCACTTTTTCTTCTGGCTGTGTTTCTTGTGCAGATGCAATTACTTTACTAGCAGCAGCTTGTGCTTGCAGTTTTTGTAAAACCATAAACGCACCGCTTTTAGTAGGTAATTCACCCAATACATTACACACAAATTCAAATTCATTTTGTTCTAATTGAAAGTTCATATTTTCCTCTTTAGTTAAAATTAAGCCATCGGGCCACGTGCCATACGCCCTTTGGTTGCTGCACCGGAACCACGGACTTCAATACCATCAGTCTTTGGTCCACGAGTCTTGTTACCGATAGATACAGTCATAGCAGGACCGCCAGGGACTAGTTCATCGGCTCTCATAGTATTTGGATCTTTCATATCATGTCCAGTAGCTTTACGTTCTGCAGCTACGCCAGTACCATTCTTTTCGTACTCTTCTGCTGGACCATTATTCTTAGCACGCCCAGTATGCATAGGCGAACTATTTCTAGTAGTTGGTTTAATCTGAGTAGCCATTATTTGCTCCCAGGTTTTTGGTTATGAGCACGAGCCAAATTACGACCTACTGCTTTCATTGCTTTGCCTGTCACGCCACCTTTAGCCATCTTTTTAACTTTACCGCCATGCTTAAGACCTTTTTCTTTTAGCATTTTGCTGATAAGTTTTTTATCTTGTGCTTCGTCATCATGTTTCATAGTTGCCATTTTAATACTCCTAAGTTGTCGATACAGTAACTGTACCTATTGTAATCACTAAATTCAAGTCATTTGGAACAAAAGAATCAGCAAATCCTCTTGCCCCGCCAACTGGATTCCAACCCCACTGTGTCTGTCTACTACCATCAGACGGATAACCTGCATTATTAATATCGTTACTTGCTACAGGACTTACGTATAAACCTGTACTACCTGATGTGTAATATGATACATCTGGTCTTGGTTCACGTACACCCTGCGGGTCAGAAACAGGATACAAACCTAACTGCAACTGTGGATGATCAGGATCCCAACAAGGTCTACATACTTTTATCTTAAAAGGTTTAGTCTTAAGCGTCTCAGTACGTAGTTCATGCAACTTAAATCTTTCACCACAACGGTCACACTCCGCAATCGAATGTTTACCAGAAGCAAACTTATTTGGCATAGTTTACCTATAATAATTCATGTTGCGAGGCACAATACGCCAAGCAGCTTTTTCTCTATCCTCATCAGCTGCTAACGCAAACTGCTGTTCATATTCAGTTTTTAACATAGGAATACGATTAGGATCAATACCCATAAGTTTTAAAGAAATATAAAACGATAATCCTGCAACCATAACAGGAATCCAACGGAATGGAATATCTTGATTGATCACACCTGTACCTGCGTCTTGTAAACGTCTCATACGCCAGTAAACAAAATTATATTGAGTGCCAGGATTGCCAGTAGGCCAAATATTAACATTAGGTAAATAGTTTACGTAAATACTAGCACCTGAATTATGTGATGTAGCAGTTGTATTATTCTGCCCACGGAAACAATTTAAAAGCTGATTAGCATTACCAGTATTAGCTGTACCTATGTTTTGATAGAGTATAGTTTCTCCATCTATATTGATATAGCCTTGACTTCTTAAGTTGGCTGTACTAGCCACATATAAAGTCGTATCAGTTGCTCCAGCAGTTTGTGTTAATGTAGTTGTAGGAGTTGAATCTACGTTACCTGACTGCCTATCTACCCACACTTGGATAGGTCTCCCATAAGCATTTTTAGTAGGGATAGTAAGATATGTATCAGCAGATATACGAGTTATATTGATATCTACTTGGCTTTGTCCTGAACCTTGACGAATAACGTGATCATATAAATCAATCGTATCTACAGGGATTGGATAACTAATTTGTCCAGCATTAATGTTGATAGGTATCTGACCTTGCTCAACAGTCCAAAGATTAATACCACGATTAGCCCATTCAATAGTTAATAAATTAACACTACGGGCAGCCGTTCTAAAATCATATCCAGAACGTGACTGTGACCCGCATCTTTCAAAAGCTTCCTCAACGAGATCGCCCATATCAAGATTAAATGTGGATAACCCAGATGTACTCATGGATTAACTCGCAGCTGGAGTTTCAACAGGTGCAGGTGTTTCTACTGGAGCTTCAACAACAGGTTCTGGTTCAGGTGCTGGAATTACTGGTGGAGGAGCAATAACTACAGGTGTAGGATCAGGTTGTGGAACAATAGAAGCCACAAAACTTTTAACAACTGGAGAATCTGAAAAACCAGAAACTACTTTATCACTACCTAAATAAGTAACAAAGTCATTTAATAAATTATGTTCTTCGCTCTCTATTGCGTGTCCAGTGCTTTTAATATGCATCATGACTCTTTCAAATAAATTCATTTTTTCCTCGCTGCTTTCATGTTATCAATTAAATTAGGATAAGGTCTACCAGCTGCTTTGGCTGCTGCTTTTGCCGAGGCTTTTTTAGCAGAACTTAAATGCTTTGGTTTACCTAAACTTTTTGGTCTAGGCTTATCCCAAACTTCACCGCCTTTTTTATACATCGTGACATCATCAGGGTTATCCTTACGGACAACCGTTTTAGCTTTAGGCATTTTGGATGGGCTAATATCTCCCATCCCACGAGACGCTCTCACTTTTTACCCTTAGTCATGCCACCACCGCACATAGCTTTTACATGCTCATGATGCATTTTGTGAGCTGGGTCTCCATAATGCTTAGACACTTTTTCTTGCTCATGCATATGACCAGCAGCGTGTTGTTTTACATGTTCCATATGATGTTTGTGTTCCATGATTAACATTTTCCTTTCTTAGCCATTCCGCCTTTTTTCATTCCGGTTGTTGAACCAGCCATTTTAGGCATCATTGCACGTGTATGCCCACGTTCAGCAATACCATCTTTACTAGGAGCGCCTGTTCTAACTTTGCCCATAGTCTCTTTTGCCATACCACCACTTGCCATTTTCTTCACAGTCTTTCCTCCTTTTTTCATGCCCATCCCTGCTGCTGGAGCTGCTGGAGCAGGTCCTGCACCCATAGATGCCGCTTTCTTCGCCATCATCATACGTCTTGCCATTGCTGGATTCATTGTTGCCATCACATCACCACCTTTCTTAAATTTTTTGCCTTTATCGGCTTCACTAAAATCTTTACCCACGGATTGTGGGATACCTACCTTCTTAGCGAATGCCGGGGAGTGGGCAACCGCCTCCATCAAATTATGCTGAGATTTACTTTTGCTCGGCATTACTTGTGTCCTTCGATGAATCTGTCGAGTTTTGCTTCGAGCCTATCAAAGCGGTTAATAATTTGGTCCATATCGCTGCGAACTTCACTTTTAGTAATGTAATCACGAGCAATTTCCTCTCTTGTTTTATTTAATAATATACCTTGACGTTGTAATTCACTAGCTTTTTCTTTCAGTACAAAGCTTACAATCGCCCCTAGTACATAGGCTACCACAGTTAATATTTCATAGATAGTCATTTAGCATTTCCACCTTTTAAGGCTTGCTGCTTTACGTGTTGGTTTGCCGTTCTCATCTTTCATTGGTCCAGGCATACCAGACATACGAGCACAGAATGATTTCTTACGAGGCCCACCTTCAGGTTGGGGAGCTTTTAAGTTTGATCCCGTTTCCCTGTTATACTTTGCACGACCTTTAGCAGTAAGTCCAGCCCCTTTAGAAACCGGGAGTTTTTCGCCTCTTCCAACTGCGAGACTGGGTCCTTTCTTCTTAGTAGCCACATTACGATCCGTTAGAAATTAAGTAACCTTCTTGCGAAACTGTTAAAGCAGCAGTACCAGTGCTAACTTTTGCTTGCAATTGGATATCTGTTTTTTCAGCAACAAGCCTTGGCATTACTCGTTGTGTATGATAGTTATTTGTAAATGGGGCAATGATAGTAACAGTTGGTACACCTGAACTACTTGTTTGATAGTTTTGATATGTTGCAAATCCTGCTGGATTGGCATTTAAACTAGTATTGATGTCAATACGACTCAAATAATAAGTATATCCTGCTGGTACGGTATAAATACCCATTAAAGTACGACCATTACCTGCTGCAATCTCTGCGTACAAAGTTGTATCTGATGTATCTTTTAAAGTAATGTTACCAGTAGGAGCACCACT